AAAAAGCTATCGGCGAGATAGTTTTTTTACTTATTATATAGCTGTTTATAGTTACAACTCCCCGACTATTCCCCGACCTCTGGACAAGGTCTTTTTTTGTCCGTAAAAACGTCATTTTGCCCATTTTGTCAAAAAAGAAATCAAATCTCGCAATCATTATCGACAAAAAGGCTATTTTGAACGAATAGACTACTGTATTTTACTGTGTTTTACTGTATTTTGAGACTATCTTGAGACTATCTTGAGATTATCTTGGGATTATTTTGAGCAAACAAAAAAGCCCAGCAAACGCTGGGCTGAATGATTTATTTGAAAGTACCCCACGCTTCGCCGAAACGCTTGCCGTCTTTAGTTGCTCCAGTGGCTACATAGTTACGTTTGCCACTGCCGCCGATATACGACACCCACACATAGCCGTTGACATCGATGATAACCGTGTCATAGTCAAATGACTCACCACTCTTATAGACCGCGACAATCTGACCGGATGTATTAGGTGCACGACGGACATTAATTGCATCAACTGTGACGGTCATGGTACCTGTCTCGCAGTATGTGCGGGCACCTGCCATATTTGGAGCTGTCTGCGCGACAGCGCCTGGCGGTGTGATGTAGTGTACGACCTGTTGACGATAGCTGGCAGCACTGTAGTAGTTGCGAGTCGGGTACCGCTTGCCGTACATATTTTGCTCCAAGATAGTCAGTTGGTCGCCATTGACCGCCTCAACAATCACGACGTGGCCGTATGAATTAGTCGCTGTCGCCCCTAATGTCACAATTTGGCCAGCCACAAATGGTCCTGATGTGGACACAGCCCAACCATTCGCCTGCCAATTATACGATGAGCCAATGTTTTTGGCTGAAATGGTGTCACCAATTGCACCGCTGACCCAACCCACACCAGCCCCAAGACCGACCGTGGCATCTGGACTAATCATTCGCTCATACCAGCTAGCCAAAGCATAACATTCGCCGTTACCAACAGATACACCAGACCCAACCTGAGCTCTTACATTATTTAATGCTTCATTTACTGTTGTCATAGGCTTCTCCTTTCCACGCATCATTCATCTGCTTGACTGCTGATTCAATAAACGTTTCTAGCTGCGTATCTGTCATATAGATATTGTACTTGGCCAACTGACCTGTTACGCGACGTTTAGCCATGTCTAACTTATCGACGTGCTTATCTTGGTCTAATTTGGTGATTTGTTCGACGGCATTAACAGCGTTACGTGCCAAAATCTCTGTGATTTCAACGGCGCGCTTACCGCCTTTGGCAATAAGATATTTTTTGACCTCGTGGACAATCATACCAGCAACGATAGCTAAGATACCTGTAGCTGACCCTATAATAATTTCTGTAAGCTGATTCATGTTCATTCTCCTTTTTCGATTTTTTCGATGCGGTCACTCATGAGCGAAACTTCCCCTTTTAACCCGCCAATTTCACGAGCCATGGCTCCCATTTCTGCGGTAGTCTTTTCAAGATGATTCATCAAGCGGTCCTCCCGCTTGTTACTTTCTTCCTTAGCTTGCTCATGAAAATCCATGAGCTTAGCTTCTCGCTTGTCTGATGTCTTAATCAGATAGCGAATAACGAAGCCGAATAATAAAATAAACAAAATAGCCCAAGCTACTTGGCTTTGAGCTATTCGTTCTGCGTGTTCGATTGGCAATAGAATTCCTCCTATTCTTTTGGCAATGTTGGGTCTGTCCAGTCTGGATTTCCATTCTCATCAAATTGCATGATGTAGAACTCTTCGTTGAAAAGGTCTGCCACGTTGATGGTCGTAGTAGTCCCACCCCACTGGTTAAAGGCCCAAACAGTTTCAACTTCTACGAATTGACGACGGCCTTTGACAATACCTGGTCGACGTTGGACATCGCGGTACATGTAAAAATCATTTGTCGCATTTTTACAGCGAATAAATTCCCCGTTTTCCTTCATATACTGCAATGCAGTCGCAAGGTCAAATGGTTGTGTTGTTTCTTCCAAGTTAAGCAATGTGTTGTCTGTAGTTTGAGTCATGATTATTCTCCTTCTTATTCAATGATTTCTTCTGGTTTAGTGACTTCGTCCAGTTGCTGTGTGAGTTCCTTAATTTCTGTCTGCAGACTAGCGATAGTCTGCTGTGCGTCGGTTAGCTGTACAGCTAACAGATTCTTAGTGTTCTTCTCTTCTGCCAATTGATTGGCTAATTCTTGGCTTGTCAAAGCGAGTGCTTGATTCAGTTGTTCTTGGTTCAATGATTTACCTCCATGTGCTGTAAAAATTCCGAGCATAGTTACCGTTATTGTTTAGATTTTTGAAATTATCAAAAATATTATCCAAAATAGTTGCTAACGATCGCGAGTTGATATAGATGTCTTTGGCTGACAACTTGCTTTGAGCAGTCGAATCTATCGGACGTAGCTCCTGATTTGCTACATCCATAAAGAAACCTTTAGTAGCCAACGGATATTGCTGGAACGTGATGCTGTAAGCATTTAAATCTACGATACTGTTTTTGGTCTTTGAGTTAAAAATACGCATCCCTGCAAACGTTTGGTCGTTTGGAGATGTATTGGTCTTGCTCGCGCCAAGTACCGTCGTAGAATGATAGCTTGTTGCGTCGTTGACAAATCGCAAGAAGTGAGTCGGATAGCCATCAGCTATGCGCTGTATAGAGGCTCCATCCGTCTTTAAGCTGATTTGTCCAGTTTGTAAATTAAATTCTGTCGCTCCATTCAACGCAGATAGTATCCCGCCAGCGATTTTACTAGCAGACATAGTTACTGCCTGTACGCTTGTGATAAAGGCACTTTGAGCAAATAACTGCTTAAACAAGGCTTCGTTTGCAATCATCTTATTGACAAAAGCTTGGTCAAACACAAGCTTACTACCATCTATCGAGTTGGTCGCAATTCTAGCAGCATTGAGCGTGCCTGTATTAATCTTGCCTGCGTCCAAATTGCCGATCATTGCGTTTTTGATAACCCCGTTATCAATCAAAGTCTGACCTGTGATATGCGTCAGTCGACCATCGATTCTATTGGTACCATTAGCCAGTAAATTGATTTGGTTAAGTACTGTACCAGCGCTAGTCAGATTTTTAATAGCGTACGAATTATTAAGCTGACTAACCTGTGTAGCTGTACCGCTAATCTTATCCTTGACCTCGATCATGAACAAGCTGTCAGCCATAACCATGCGAGCTACTTTGTCTTTGATACTAGTTTCCGTTGAGCCGATGATACGCTCATAGAGCTGTGAGGTCTCCTGCACCCGCTGAAAATCCACTTGGTTAGCTTTGCTATCAACGGATGCTTGTATCGTCGCAAATCGCCCGTCAACCGTCGTGCCGTACTCAGCGATTTTGGTGTCTGTGTAGGTCTGCTGGTCTTCAGGGGCTGGTGACCAGTCTGTAGGAGCGGTACCTATTTCAAGTTTTGGTCTTCCCCCAGAAGCACTTCCTCCGGAAGTTTGATTATAGAATCCTCTCTGATGGATAGCAGCTATTTCTTTATCAGGTATTTTCCATATTGTCCAGATTCTCCCTTTAAAGACTGTATTTGGCTTATTGTACCAAAGATTGGCATAACTTCTGGTTCCATCTCTGAAAGTAACTGAAGGCTCAAATCCTATCCGACCTGAAGTAAAGTTATTTGCATCTATGTAAACAGACACTATCACTGACTTACCTCTTAAAATATTCAAATCAGATTCAAAGGAAAATCTAAAATCTTTCACAGTTGATGTTAGTCCTAAAACATCACTATTAAGGACATAATTTCTTCCACCAACCTGCAAATTTTCAAACCTCTGCGTCACACCTCTGGCATCTTCCTCGTACTTAGCTTTAGCTACGTAGCCGTCTGTGACTGCCGTACGCAGAGCAGCTACTTGCCTTGCTGTCTCGTCTCGACTAGCGGTAAAGTACTGACTAGCTCGCGTCCCTTCCGCGTTCTTGTAGGTTTCTAGGCTTTCTATTCGAGTATTGATTGCAGTCGCTGTCTGCTGAGCGTAGGTCTTAGCATCAACTGCCTTGCCATCCACTGTTTGGATTTGACGGGATAACTCTGCACTAGATTCCTCAGCAGTGCGCTTGTAGGTTGCGATTTCGGAGCGCAACGTCTCCTGTGCAAGCCTAAATTGGGTCGCGACTGTACCATACTCTAGCTGAGGTTTGGTTAGATAAAGGATGGAATTGCTCGCAAAATTGTAAGCATAGATGTACAAATACATTAATTTGGTTGTATCAATATCATCGCTTAATTTAATCTGTCCTGCGACTCGATGCCAGCTATTGGTCGTCGTGATGTTGACTGTGGTTTGACCGTCATGGAAACTTCTAGAGCCTCTCTTGTTGTAATAATAAAAACCAAACCAAATTTTGGTCCCTGGTCCAGTCGCATACACATCGGCTGAAAACGTGTAATTTCCAGCAACGAAATCTTCAGCACGTAAAATAGCATTGATTCCCTTCCGGTTTCGACTTCCATCTGACTCATTAAATTCTATTACAGGACCCTTACCGTTGAAAGATTCGCGATAAATAGCGTGATAGGATGTTGTCGGATTTGAGATACCACTGTTGTATAGCGAACCCCATTTCGGCATCAACTTGTTTGTATACACAACACCTCCGACCGCGAAAGTTTCCGAACGGTCTTTCGCGTCTTCAAATCCTGCATTCAGTAATAGGTTCTCCCCACCAACCTGCAAATTTTCAAACCGCTCCGTCACTCCGTCAATCCCACTCTGCAAGTCAGCAGTCTTTCGATTGATACTATCAATCTGTCCTGTCTGAGCATTGACGGTCTGCGTCAGAGACTCGTACTGGGTCCTCGTTTGGCTCAGAGTGTCTTCTACGGTCTTTGTCCGACTGGTAACACTAGCAATGTCGCCAGTGGCTTTAGAAACGGTTTTAGATAGCTCTGAGACGGTCATCTTAGTGCTATTAGCGGTGGTTTCGACACTTGCTACTCGATTGGTCAATTCCGTCTGTGTTTGCGCCTGAGCAAGTATAGTCTGCGCCTGAGACATAACATCTGTCCGAATTGTACCAATAGACCGCTCTAATTCGAGCGCTTTGGTATTAGCTTGACCAATGGATTGGTTGAATGCGTTTCGTACCCGCATTAAATCTGTTACAGTTTGTTCAGCTATTTCTTTAGTCGAAGCAGCCTTAGCTAATACATCTGCGATTTGACGGTCTTGGGCTTGCTGGGCAAGTTGATGTTGACGGTTCGATTCAGCGAGCTGTCCATCTATCTGTTGCTTGATATTATCTGCATAGGCTTCTGCTTCTGCTTTTGACTGCTCGATGCCATTATTGATTTCAGATTTGACTTTATTAATTTTTTCATCAAATTCCTTATCCTTATATTCCAGTTGTTGTTGGACTTCTGCTTCGATCTCAGTAGACATTTGCTCGATGCGCTTGCCTAGAAATCCCTTATAAGCATACTGAGTATCATTCCCTGCTTTGCTATCTGCACTAATCTTGGATTTTAGACCGCCCTTGAAATTAAAAGATTGGGTCAGTACAGGGACTTTAAAAGTCTCGATTTTGTTTGTTTTTAACGTAACCCATTGTCCGACATCTAATTTTAGGTGTCCTTGCCAATCAAGCGAGTATGGGTAATATCTTATGTTTTTTAAATCATAATACAAATCATCTAAGATGTTCTGTATCATAAAGTTGTTTTCGAGCTCTAAAGAGCGACCGGTTCGTAAGCCGACCGTTAACGTCTCTTTGTCTTTCTTGCAAGTGATACCTGCAATCTGGTACATAAATTCGCTTTTAGTTAGACCGTGCAAAAAGTAATTATCAGCAGTAATTGTGATATTTGATTCAATCAACCCACGAATTTCCAATTTGCCTTTTCTATTGAAAAAAGCAGAAAAGCCAAGCAACTGAATCGCTTGACTTAGCACTTCTCTAAAAGTAATGTCCTTTTTATCCGCTTTTGATTGGATATGATGCTGAATCGCTCGGAAGCCTAAATCATCTGTTTCTAACTCTACTCCCGTCTTTACACAAATTTCGCGAATAACATCTCTAATCTGTGCCGGGTAAGTCAAGTCAGAAATATAAGGTTGATTGAGCTTGAACATTCCATCTATCAGATCTAATTCTGTGGTATTCCTGTTGCGGTCGATGTTAATATCGTTGACAAAATACTCGCCCATTGCAACCCACTCGAAGGAATCGCCAACTTTTAGTCCTATCTCTGGATAAACTTTATCCAATTTGTTAAAGCTAGTAATGACAGATGTAAAGGTCAATTTAGCCGAACCAGCAACTGTTCCGCCAGGTTTGAAAGTATCGCCGCTGATATATCCATAATTAAAACTGGCTTCTTTGATGTCGCTAGAAGTATAGGCGCCTGCACGAATAGCAAACATCCTATCTTTAGCTAACATAGCTTGGTTAAATGTTACCGTGTGAACCACCTTACCTCTCTATTAAACTAAATTTTAAACCGCTCCATGGTTTGAGTTTTTCATCAAATGAATATGCTGGTGCTGTTCTGTCACCAACATAGAATGTTTTAGAGGTCTGCCCTAAGATAGGGTCCGGATAGGATACTTCAAAGAAAACAGGCTGAACAGCTGATTGTATCAACGCCATCTCAGCCTGTGTTAACATCCCCCACTCGCATTCTAATTTACGCTTGGTAGTAATCCTATCCCTGACCATGTCTCCGTTAGCATTTCGACCTGTCTCGCCATCTACATCATTGATAGCGACTTGAAAAGATTTAGGAGGTACTACTGTAACTCCATTGATAATCAATCGACTCATGTTTCCCTCCTAAATGTTTAATAACAGTTCGCCAGCTTGCGCCTGTGCTTTATTTATTTCATCAATCGCAAAGCGTCCGAATTCTCGGCTGCCGATATTGATGACGATGTCACCACTTGGCAATCCAGACGATTGCGGTAGACCTCCGCCCAAAGCATTAACAACTGCACCGCCGACAACTCGTCCCATTGTTTGCAGGAAGCCTGTATTTTCCAATGGCATAACCACCTCTTTGCCTGCTTCACCAATCATGGCAACAGTTGGGCTGTCCACAATACCCCCACGGGCAAGACGAGGAAGGTTGACGTAGCCAATGCTACCTAGGCTAACGCCTGGAATGTTATTGATTAAACCAATAACACCGTTAATCATACCGATAAAGCCATTTACAGCGTTCTCAATAGTGGCAAACACACCATTCATCGCATAACGAAATGCACCAGAAACAGCAGTTGCTACAGCGCCACCAATGTTGCTAAACCAACTGACGATGTTATCATAAATGCCACGGAAAAATCCTACAACATTGCTAAATGCATTTGTAATACCGTTCCATGCCTCAGAAAACTTCTGCCCAAACCATCTACCTACGTTGGAAAATATATTCTCAACATCTTTCCAGCGGTCACCAAACCATTTACCTAAACCTTGGAAAATGCGGACAATAGCATCCCACCCAGCCTGTAATATTGCAACAATGGTATTCCAGACACCTTTTAAGAATGATAGAATGACATTCCAAACGAACATGAAAATAGACGACAGTAAATCCCACATTCCTTTTGCTACTTGAACAATGCCGTCCCAAGCCTTTTCCCAGTCGCCTGTAAATACACCGACCAGAAACTCGATGATACCGCCTAGGATTTTTAAAACAGCTCCTAAAACATCGAAAACAACATTCCACGCTTGCACGAACCATTCTGCAAGTGTTTGGAATATTGGAACAAGTACTGGTAGTATGTTCGCAGCTATCCAATCAAAAAGTGGCAAGAGCCCCTCTTCCCATACAACTTTCAATAAATCTACTACTTGACCGAATGCGTATAAGAAATTATCAACAAAAGGCTGAATATGGTTATCGAACATATCAGAGAACGATTGTCCGATGCTATCTAATACTGGTTGAACATCATTGTTCCAACTATCTATCAGAGTGCCAAAGATAGAACTGAAGCCCTCAATGAACGAATCAAAGAACGGCTTTAAGTGTTCATCATAGGTTGCATTTAAGCTGATAAAGGTATTCTTGAACAAGTCCTTGATAGACGCGAAGACAGGTTCTACAGCTGATAATAAGCCGATAAATGCCGTTGTAATACCTGCTTGATTATCTACGGCCAGACGCTCCCAAAACGCCCAAAAATCTCGTTCAATCTTTCCGGTTATATCATCTATCCCCATCCGGATATAGATTAGTGAGGAGATAATGGCAGAACCGATATCGGTCGCTGCTACGCTTGTGATTGTATCGTAAAAAATTTGTCCAATAGCCTGAGCTAAATTTCCGATGCTAGTAATAGTGTCGCCTTTTATCTCAAATTGTCTAATTAGCCAATTCTTTATATCGAGCTTCGTTTCTTTTAAGGATTTATCTAGACTTTCAGCGATAAAGACTGCAATGCCCATCACGACATTTGCGACAGCTCCCATCCCTTGTCCTAGAGCGTAGGATAATTTCTCGCCAAACCTTGCTGCTGCTTGCAAGACAGTTCCGTCCGCAAAGATGTCTTTTAGAGATTGCCGGATACCAACCAAAGCGTTTTTTAAACGGTCCAAGCTATCAGCTCTAAACGACATATTAAAGCCGTCTTTAAACAGGTCTTTTAATTTTGAGAGGTAATCAAAAAGAGGTTGTAGAGTCTTATCCCATCCGTCAAATATGGACTTAAACTGGTTGTCCATATCAGTCAATTCTATTTCTGGCAAGATGTCAGCTCCGCTTCCAGAGCCTCCACCTTTTCTGCCCTTTCCTCCTCCAGAACCATTGCCGGCTCCATCCGAGTCATCTTTGTTCAAGTTCAGGGTAGTGATTTCATCAAAACCAGCTAATCCCATCAGCTCTTTTGCTGCCTTCTTAGCTGATTTGGCGGCATCATCTAGATTATCAGCAGTGCCACCGGATGCGTCATCTACACCGTCCATGGCATCGCCTAGACCGCCTACGGCGTCATTTGCGTTTTGTGCACCCTGAGCAAGATTTCCGACTGCGCTATTCTTCACACTGGCTTTTTTGTTAAACATCAAACCGATAAACTCAGCAAGTTTAGCAGTGACATTTTTCAAAACCATGGCAAAGGAATTAAGAACAGGCATCATGGCATTGATAATCGGTAGCATAGCATTACCAATGTTCAGCGCAGCATCACTCAGCAATGATTTAAACAAGCTAATACGCCCGTTTACAGACTGTTGCAAGGTATTGCCGTACTTAGCTGTCGCTTGCTCCAAAATAGCCATCAAGCGAATTTGTTGCTGGGTATTGTAGTCCAATTGTTGCCAAGACTGCCCATTCGCAAAACGCTTAAAGGCATTTGTGGACTCAATCATCGCGACGTTGACGTTGATTCCAAGGTCTTCAATCGCTTCTGTGTTCCCTAGCAAACCCGATCGGATACGTTCCATAACGTCGGTCATGGTCCGTCCGCTACCTTGCGCAATAACAGCAGATGTCTGTAACATCTTGCCTGTATAAGCGCTCAGTTTGTCGGAATCTTTGATAAAGTTGGAAAATAGATTGGAATAAACCGCTCCGTACTTGGTAGCTTCTCCAACGCTCATGTTCATGGCATTGGCGTTGTCATTAATCCATTTTAAAAATGCTTGGGAACTTTCGCCCATCTGTCGTTTGATTTGATTGACCGAAGCACTGACTTCAAGAGCCATCTGCGTAGAATACATGCCAAGGTCTAACATTTTCTTGCCTAGATAAGCTAACGCGGTAATCTTGGCAAGTTTGCCCAAAGCAGCTGCCATGCCACCAGCTTGTTGACCTACACGCTCTCTAAGACCTTTTGTCTTGTTTTCAATTTTGTTTTGAGTCTGCTTCATCTGAGATTCCAATTGCTTCATCTTTTTTTGAAATGGAGCAATCTCGCCTTCGACAATAACTCTCAACTCTTCTAAGGTTGTAGCCATAGTTCCCCTCCTTTCCATGTTATCTTATTCGGAAGTTTTGAATCTTCCTCTCATTCTCTCTGCATATGCTCTCATCTGTTCACGATGGATTATCAAATCTCTCTCAATTCGAGCTTGTTCAATCTGTTGTCTATCCTCTTCAAATAAAGCTGGATAGAAGTCCCAAATGTCGGGTGCCTCGCCTTTTTCCTGAAACATCATGGAAACAAAGCGAGCTATCATTTGCGATTGAACAAAGTTATGCGAAGCAATTTCCTTCTGTCTCTGGAATTGTTGTCTGTTGTAGCTATCAACTAGCTCCTTCAATTCCAGCAAAGTATATTCCCAAAAAGAAAACGGGTCTATCCCTGCATCTAATGCTGTTAGATAAAACCCGTTAATCAATTCTGTGACCGAACAAGGACCAGAACCTACTCGACTGCTGTCAGCGTTGATTCCTTCTCTTCCTTGTTCTTCGGAATAAAACCCGATACTTCAAACAAAGGCATGATGATGTCTGCCATCAATTCTGTTTGTCCATAGCCCTCGTCGACATATTCATCGAATAAGTCATAGACGTCATCTAGCTTGATACCGTGATGGAACTTCTGCAAAGCCCCTTGTACAATTAGCAACATCACTTTGAGAGCAGGTAGGTTAAACTGTTCTCCTGGTTTCGGCATGAAAATTTTGAGCAAGTTAACGCCTAATTTTTCTTCAATATCACACACTTGACGGGTACTGAGGCGTAATTTATAATCTGTACCTTTGACTGTCCAAGTGATGTATGGTTTACGTGTTGACATTTATACCTCCTTAAAGTACTACTGGGTCAGTGAATTCTAAATCTGACTGTAGAGCCAATTTCAATGTAAATTCGATTGCAGAGTTGACACCGCCACCGCCTAGCTTGACAGCAATCTGAGCTGAGAAGCGGACAGTAGTACCATCTGGATACTCTTGCTCAAAGTGACGGATAGCTTTTGAATCAGATAACTTACGCAAAGTACGATAACTAGAAGTTGTTTTGGAATTCTCGTACTTGAATTTATATTCCAATTCGCCAGCGTCGCCAATACCAAATTCATACTGCTTAATGGTATCCGCAAGGGTCGTATTCTCAACTTTCTCAGGGTCAATACCAAGTTCTGGAACTTCTTTCAAGCCCTCGATAACTGCATAGCCAGACCCCTTGGTCTCGCTCATTTTCAATTTAATTCCGTTTGCTAACATGTTTTATCCTTCCATTCTGTATTGGTAAACGATTCGGGAGTTTAGATCTAAAATCCCCTCAAATCGCATGACTTTGTGTCGTAAGTGCGTTGGGTCGGGCGTATCCACGCTGGATGTACGTTTTAGCCCGAGAGATGCAAAAATCGCATCAATCGCTACTGCTAATTCTGACGTACTATCATTGTGGAAAATATCGACCTTGTAGCGCAAATAGGACATCTGTTCTGTATCATCTGTAATCTCGTAAGGCTTGTTTTCCTCTTCTAAGTAGATGATAACCGGGAAATTCTCCCAATCTTTCGGATATGTATCTGTCACATTGTCCGCAACCTCTTTCAATTTCTTGTAAATGATGGGCTTAATATTTATCATTTGCTGACCTCTTCAATTAACTTACGTTTGACAAATCTATTGATGTTCTTCGTGACTCGCTCTTCATTATCCTTAAGGGCTGGATAAAGATAAGGTTGGGCGACTTGACCAAACATCTTGTAAAACTCACCGAGCTTTTGAAACCGATAAGGGCCGACATCAATCTGGGACTCATGGACATACCAAGGCGTACTGCGATAAGACACGTTGACATTTGGCGAAATACCTGCGTGGTTTGCAGCACCTTTGGGACCTGTACCGAATTCAACAAATCCACCATGGTCTGATGTGCTAACCACTTCAGCTCTCGGATTCCCAGACTTAGACATCCGAACCTTAATACCTATTCGCAAATCACCATTGTTGGCAGGAGCACGCAATTTAGCATCTGCTTGGACAACGTTCTTGGCAGCGTTGTGTACAGCTTTCGCCATAATTTCGGTCTGTCGTTGACTAGACAATCGTTTGAGCTTTGAGATTAACCTATCAGCGCCTATCAATTGCGACATTGTTCCAACTCCAAGACTTGATGGTTTGTATAACGCTTAATAGAAATAACTTTGTGGGTCACTTTATCGCTATTGATACAAAAACCATCGCCTTCATCAATAAGAGTTTCACGGTCTACCAAGCAATTCAAAATATATGCCAACCTCTGACCGTATATCTCAGCTTGCAAACGACCACTAGCAGGCCATATCTCAGCCCGTATCTCAGTAGCAACATCGCTATAAGTAGCTTTCTTGATACCCTCATCACTCGTCACTATGACAGCTTTACGGATCAAATATGGTTTTAGTCGGTTTCGCTTCAAACGCACGACCTGCCACCCTTGCGAGTCTATGACTTCGGATACCGTTCAAAATAGTATCGGATAGCCCGTCTTTATAAGACACAGACACGCCCCCTTCGCTTCGTGATGTTTCGCCTTCGCTACCTTGACGGTTGTACAACTCGAGCGCTACTTCCAATTGCATTCCTTCAAGCGCTGGCGTAAGCTGACTTCGATTCGTCTCAGTCAAAATGATATTTTTAGCCCTCAAAAGCAAAGGCGAGAGGACTTTTGAGTCACTCTCGCCTGTCAAAGTTTTTAATTCTTCTAGCATATCCGCCCCCTATTTCGCAGGAGCTTCTGCTCCTTTGGTCTTGATTTCTTCAATGTAATCAGCCAAATTCACATCTTGCAATTTAGCGTTTTTCTTCATCTGCTCATGACGTTCCTTGGTTAGTTCGATGACATCATCAACACGATGAACAAAACCAAGTTCATCATCAGTAAACTCTTTTAATACCTTAAAGCGCATTTAGAACCTCCTAGACAAGCTCTTTCCAGTTGGCTGAATCGCTACCAGGAGCTGTTGAGGATGAATTTACTTTCTTAGTGGCTTCAAACAGCTTACCTTCGTTTTGTACACGGGCACCAGCTTCATAAGTTGAACCAGATACCCACTGCTCTGCACGGATGTTTAATTTGCCTTGTGCACTAACTTTTGCTTCTGGCTTAGACGCTGCAATAGAAATGATGTATTTCTGGTCAAAATCAAAGACAAATGCACCAGTATACAACAATTGTTCCACCAATTCACCAAAACGACCTGGGATGTTGTTGTTATATTTCGTTTCATCTACTTGGATAGGCGAAACGACTACCCCGCCGATTGTCGCAACAGCTTGGACGCCTTTAAGGTACTTAGATGGCACTTTGTAAACCGTGAATGTATCCAACTGACCGACATAACCTTTGTAAAGCACAGTTTGATTGGTGTCCCCTTGTGGAAGGTTGACAATTTCTGACTTAATCGCTTTATAAAATGCTGGCGTCACAAACAACAAGCGGTTTTCCACTACGTCCAATTCATCCAATTTCTCAGAAACATCCAAGACAGCTTGGTAAGAATTATTAGCGCCTTTAGTATTAGCTGGTACGACATTGTCGCTGACATTACCAAGAAGAGCATCAAAGCGAAGATGGTCCAAGTATGGCGCCACAACTTCGGCAGCTTGACGAGCGACAACATAATTGACATTGACTTCGCCGTTTGAATCGCGCTCATCTAGACGATCCACAAAACGCCCCCAGTATTTTTCTTGATCTAGGGTGTAAGTGCGCTCTTCGGTTTGCGCATGGTCAAATTCATTGTCTGCATTACGTTTGTAATCTTTGAGTTCTGTTGTGTCAGATTTTGTAACAGTAAATGAACGCCCGTTCATTTCCACTGCATCATTCGACAACAAGAGGGGAGCAGAGTAAGATTTTTTAGCAACGACTTTCTCGATAATCCCTAAGAATTTTTCACGGGATGTTGCGGTGTTAATATCTTCAAATGGCATATTTTATTTTTCCTTTTCTTATTTCAAAAAATCACGTTCCCACTTTTCAACAGTTGGCTGTTCTTGTGGTGCTTTCTTCATCGGTGCACTTCCTTTGGTCTTATCAGCAACACCTTTCAAGACTGCTGCTTCCCAAATCTTTTGGATGGCATCGATTGAATCGCGTACACTGTCAGCGTCTGCGAGATTAACCACGTCTACTAACTCAATTGGTAAGCCACGTTCGCTTAAAATCGTCTTAGCTTCTGCAGTTAGCTCTCTGCGTGTGATTTCCGCTTCACGATCAGCAAGGTCCTGTTCACGCTTGTCAAGCTGATATTTCTGCTTGTCTTCGGCGTTCATCTTGGCTAATTTCTTAGCTTCTGATTCAGCTTTTTCCTGTTCTGCCTTCCACTTAGCGAATTTCTTGTCAATGATGGCATCGACATCAGCATCAGTGTACTTCTTTTTGTCTTTCGGGTCTGTTGTGACTTGTTCAGGTTCAGCTGCTACCTGTTTGTCATCTTTGACCACTTCGACTGTTTGTGTTTCTTCGTTCATTGCGAACCTCCTATTTTTTTACAGACTATCCCTAGTCTTTATTCCATAGCTTTTACCGTCATCAATGCTTGGACCATAAAGAAAACTGGTCAATTTCGACCAGTTTAAAGTAATTTAGAGTAGTTTCAAGCAGTCTTTCCTGCTGTCAAGATGAGTGACCACCTCCTATTGAAAAAATTCTGCTGATGCAGACCAACCTGCAATATTATCAAAATAGAACACCCCGCCTTTTTCTTGGTTTATACTCTTGTCAAAGTAATCAAATGCAATACGCTCATTGGTCAAATCAATTTCATTAACACCCTGAAACAATAATGTTTCACCATTTTTCAAAAAGATAATAACTTGTTTTTCCATTTTTTCTCACTTTCTACTAAACCAAGACTTCTTGGACAGCTTGTCAGCTACTTTCTTTTCAAGATAATCAAATCTCGAATTCGTAGCCTGTGCATTGCGTTCGACGGTTGAACGTAGCTCGGCAATTTCATTTGCCTGTTCGGCGTTTTCATCAAGTAGATTTTTAATGATGTTCAATGCAATAACAACAGCTTCTTTAGTTCCCTGAACTTGTTCAATCAGTTCACGCTTTTTCTTGATTCACTTATTCATAGCGACCTCCTTTTCAGAATTTATAATCTTTTAGTGACCTTACCACACTTTTTGCAATAATAAAAATCAATCTTATAATGCCCTAAATCTTTGAACCAAAAATCATGAACACATAAGAAAGTCTTGACGAACCATTTTTTTATTTTACTTAGTTGGTACATACTCCCTCCCATTTTTGAGCATAAGAAAAGCACTCGATTGCTCGAATGCTTATTTAAATAATTGGTCTGCCTTCTGCAAATGCTATTTTTGCTTCAGCTAACGTCATTCTATTCGGACCGCCGTCAATGTTTGTTTCACCAGTGTTTTCCCAATCGCATTCGCACACATCAAATAACATGACATTCCGTCCACAAACAGGACAGTGAATATATTCTTCTCCATCAATCAGGAAAATCTCGTTTGTAGTTTTCACGATAATACTCCTCTCCGTCATCTGGTTTTAACATTGTGTTCAATCGCGCCTGATTATTTTTGTTTCGCTGACCTATTACGATAATGTTCTCAGCTTTATCATAGCGAACTCTACGTCCACCCTCGGTCTCATAACCCAAAATATTTTCATCAATAGGACTAGCGATGAGTTCCGATGCAAGCTTTTGATACTCTTCTTTAGTCAAGCTTGGAAACTCGGCCTGATGTTTCTCAAAATGACCATTAAAAGACTTCTCAGACGGGAATTTCGCTTTTATCCATCTAGCTTGGTCCTGTAACTGTCCATATCCCTCTTTATCATTATACTTCAAATCAATATAGTCTTCAAGCGATTTAGGGGCTTTATCTCCAAGAATTGACTTATATTTCTCGTACTGGTTATTGGCACGTTCGATCTTCCAAATGTCCAAGTTATCCGTCTTGTATTTTGGTTTGACATACTTCTCATACCAGTCTTTATACGTCATATTGGCAGGGACTTGAATAGTTTTGCCTGTCACTGGGTCTCTGGCGCTTCTGGTTGCTTTGGCTAACCATTCTGAATCGTCTGATGCTATTGTATCCGACCGACACCAAGGATGCATAGGAGGATAGTTCTTGCCAGTTATCCGTTCGCTAACTTTGTAGATTTTACCATCATGCTCTCGACAGATACTTGACGTTCTCAGATCTAATGTTGCGAGAAAACGATAATATTCCACATCTGCTTCTTCATAAGCCTTCGCTTCCATTTCTGCATGGAAATAACTCGTTTCTGTTCGAATCAACCGTCGAGCATTTTGACTCCCTTTTCCGAATTGAGCCTCAATGACTTCTGCGGTCTCGTGAGCTGATCGACCCGTTAACAGACTGACAGCCAATTGCTTTTGTAGTTCATTTGCTAAGGCTTGAGTATTGTCCCAAATTCTCTCTGAATAATTCGCTCCTAGCCATGGAGTTTGCTGGATGGCTCTGATTTCCTCTGGGTCAATCTTGTTAAATGCAAACGCCACGCCTGATTGCTGCTGTAGGTCGAAAATCGAATGGTAATAAGCATCTGGAATAAACTCATCATAGAAGGCTCTAGAAGCCTCGTTTTCAGCTTTGTACAGTTGAGCTTGTAAATTATCCGCCTCACGTTGCAAAGCCTCGTATCGCTCAATTCTGGAAGCGTAGGGAGCCGAATCAAGTAAGATAAGCAACTGCCGTATTTCTTCACTATCGGTTGTGTTTTGTAAAGCTGATCTTAACTCCCGAATATCAGATAAATTCTTGACATTAGCCAGTACCCTAGCGGCTTCATCTTCCGTCAGTCCGTGGTCTCTGCGGTAACTTTCAAAGATTTGGTCAATTTTGGATGTGATATGCCTACTTGCTAGCTTGTGGATTTCGTCGAGTTGCTTTGCGGTTTGCTCTGCCTTGTCCATTTCTTGAACCATTCGCTGAGCTTTCCGCTTCTCCCAATACTTCTGATTGTCCATCTGTCACACTCTCTTCATAAGGCAAATTCTGGCTAAATGCAGGTTCTTCTTGCGCAGCCTCTTTTTCTTTTTCAAGCACCTCAATCTCTGCATCTGGGTCTTCCACAAACGGCAAGAGCGAAATAAGTTGGCGTAGACTAACCTTGTCTTTGAGATTGCTGATGATTTGGGAAAGTTCCAACAAATTCTTTGGCAAACCACGGCTAAACTGCGGAATAATCGCCTTAGCATTTTCGTAAATCTGAGACCAGTTGTAATAATTCGCAAAAATCTGTATGCGTTTGTGTAAAGATTTGATATAGTATCGTTCTTTGGTCTTGGTAATCATTTCAAGACCCAAAAGCTTAAATTCCATAGCTCAATTTTGTTATCGTAGTGGCTCTTTATCCTCTACTTCTTATGGTTTCCCATAAGTTCAGACTATCTCTTCACCCCAATGGGGCGCTGGATTTCGTGGGCGTTTCTGCATATAAAAAAGACGGGGGACACCGTCTTTTAAACTTAGCTTACTCCACCTAGTCGTTAAACCTTACTGACATTTCTGCCAGCAGTGGTAATTGATTAGCTTCGATAATACGTTACTATCCTTCCTTTTTCATCTCTCACGATAATTTTGTCGCTCATGTCAACACCTTTGCTAAATTGCCTCAAATCATATTTTTTATAATTAAGCAAAATATCATCTATCGTATCATCATTAACCACTAAATCATCTCGTTTTATAGATTGATAGTATCGATAAACCAATGTCGCAAAAGAAATATCGTGTTCTTTTGATAACTTTTTCAGGTAATCCTTTAAAATATAACCTTTATAAAAAACATTATCTGAACGATTTCTTTTATTTTTATGTTCGGTGACCCATCTACAATTTTCAGGAGAATAATCCTTATTATTATCTATTCGATCGAGTTGCAGTCCGAATTCTGCGCCATTTTCAATAGCCCAATTTCTAAAACTTGCAACATTCCCGAACTCCTCTGAAACACCTATCCCACGTTTACCATACCACTTGTACGCCCAATGTTTTTCATCATAACATCTAGCTAACATGGAATAATACACTTGATTAAGGTGCTTATGCATTTTATCTTTTATCATTGGTTCTCTCCTAACAATTTATATTCTTATTATATCACAAAAGATTATAAATTACTAGGTATTATCGTTTTGCGCCTTCCAATTTTAACCCAGTTTATTACCTTGAAATTACTCTCAAGGAGGGCAACTATTTCACCCCTGATGTATTTCCTGCGAAATTCTCATCTGAGAGATTGGGGACGTGACTAAAAGTGTAAATATCCTCTTTCAGCGCCTTACGAAGCACTTCGACCGTAGCCTCATCCAAGACATTCTTCAAGAACTCAGCACTTGCGTCTTTTGGTAACTCCAACAAGCCTTCTTCACGCAGTATCTCCATCGCTTCTTTTGCTTCTTCCGGTGTATCCGCCAGCGCTGCGCCATATAATACCAAAATAGACTCAATAGCTTGTTCCTTGTCGTTCACACGGTTGCCCATCAGTGAGTTATACGCATCTATCAAGCTAATCTGTTGCTCATAATCCCCGACCATATAGCGATTGTTTCGGTATTCAATAATAGGCAGGGCTCCAAGATTATGCGGAACACCCTCTTCTGACTCTTTCTTCTGCTCACGTAAAGACATGCTATATTGCAGGTTCTCTGTCAATACCTGAGCTCGATAATACGTCTCTTCCGTCACATCGTCCTTCGTTTGATAATAATAGACCGCAAACAAAGGTTTCTGTTCAATCGAATCATCATAAACAATAAACGTATTCTCAGGTTCTAGACTGCGAGTTACCAGCTCATTTTCATCCTCTTTGACATAGATATACTCATAAGACCTGCCGTAGATTGCCATGTTCAAAGCGTTGTCTGAGTCTGTCGAATCAACATCTGCATTATCAAATGCTTTTAGCAATTCCTCGATGTCTATATCATCCGTCTTGGGATAGCGTATAGCATTGCCCATAAAGTAACCTGTGGCGGTATCCGCAATATCCTTGGCATGATTGGCAACCGTCTTAAAATTTGGCAGGTTGCTTCTGCGTGTGTGTTTTTCGATTGCGTGCTTACCCAAGTAGTAATCTTTTAACTTTTTGAGTTTATTACTGGTCTGGGCATGCTTCAGAATCAATTTGTAAATGATATCTTTATCCAAATTCTGCTCATTGTACAATGAGCGACTATAGACTAATGTTTCTTCCATTTTGCTCCTTTCTACAAGCCGTAAAGCGATTTGCGTTTGACTTTGGCTTTAGTTCTAATTTTGTCATTAATTGCTTCAACTACGCCTGTCAGTGCATCTGCAGCATCATCATGAGCGTTCTTACCTTCTCTTTGATAACTCATAAGGTTTTGATATAATTCTGACCAACGATGTCTCCAGTTTTCAGGGAAATAGATATGCTCTATTGCCCAGGTCGTATTTGTCAAAATTCTTGCTTGTTTATTTTGAGACTGATGAAACCAATTAAAAACTGTATATCGGTTTTGGTAGCTATCTTGCGTCAAACGTTCAACGTTTCTAGCGAATCCGCGACCGCCATTATTACTTTCGATGTCACATGTATTGACTTGCCACTCTGCTAGTTTTTGAGCTAGCAAAGGCTCTGTCACTTCCATCGGTTCCTTTGTAAAAACAACGTCCAAAATATACGCTTCATTGTCCATAGTGATGCCGTAGATATAACTAGCTAGATAGTCCTTGCCTGTATCTGCCGTATCAGTGTAAGCACTAATACGCTTAAATGTCGGCTTGTCAACATAGGTTTTAAATCCACTGTACAACCTGCCCTTGATGTCAATAGGTTCTTGCTGGTAGTTCGCAGACGCAATATCAGCTCCCATAGTCTTAGTCTTTTGAAGATAAGCTTGTTTACTCAATACTTCGTCACAAAGCATCGTATCCGTCGCTTCGTCGTAAGCTTTCATGCTAATGTGCTTGACTTTGTAATCAGACTTAGGAAGTTCAATCAGCGCCTTACCTGCCAAATCTTGCGAATGCCAACGTGTCATGATAATAATGATTTTTCCGCCCTCTTCAAGACGTGAAAGCATCGTGTTCGTGAACCACTCCCAATGTTTTTCTAAAACGGTTGCGTTGTTAGCTTCTTCTGCATTCTTGATAAGATCGTCAACGATAATAATGTCAGCACCGAAACCAGTCGCTGTACCTGTTGGACTTGTAGCCAAGTAGTTATTATAGCCGCCTTCCAAACTCCACAAATTCATAGCTGCATCACCATATTTTATATGTGTATCTGGAAAAATGTCGTTAAACACAACAACATCTTCATCTGCCTTCGTTTCCTGAATAGCATTTCTGACATTTTTCGAAAATACAGTTGATAACGTTTCGTTGTACGAACCAGTCATTATCTTTTTATCGTTGTCATTTCCAAGCAACCACTGAACGAACATGCCTGCCGTCCTTGATTTTCCGTGTCTGGGTGGTTCGTTGATAACCAACACATTATGCTCGTCGTCGCTTAAAAAGCCTTGCAAGTCATTGCAAAGCTCAACCAAGTATTTTCGAGATGGTTTGTAAAAGTCGCTTGCCATCAAATGACAATAGTAAAAGAAATCGCGACGAGCTAACTCAAAACGCGCTTGTTGCCTGATTGCTGTTCTATCCATCATCAATCAACTTCCTTAACTCATCCGTTGTCAAGTCGGCAAATGGGTTGGTTTGGTTGATATTGACTTCACCATCATGTGTCACTGCTTGTTTTGTTTTAAAATCGTTGTCACGACGTTCTAAGTACCATTTTGACAAGTCTATATCCCCATCTTCAATCGCTTTCGATATATTAAGTTTAGCTCGTGTTTTAACACGTTGCTTAAGTAGCTCTTTTCGGTCAAAAAAATCAGGATTTTTATCGCAATAATCATAAAGTGTAGGTTTACTGATATCGGCATAAAGACAAGCTTCTTCGTCGCTTAAACCTCTTAAAAATGCTTCCTCTAATTTCTTTACTGTTCCTTGCGTCATCTTGGTTGGTCTACCACGCTTTGTTTTCGCCAATATCATCACCTCCAATCAAAAATAAAAAGCCACACTTCGTTGTGTGACTAATGCATATTAGGTCTTGGTCCGATATGCGATTGACCAGACCTCCGAGTCAAGGTCCCCGTAGGATTCGCTTACTCTTAAATGGGAACAGCAGGAATCGAACCTGCACATTACGCAACCATGCGTCAAAAGGACTCGAACCTTATTCGCAAGACTTCCCCTCCTGCGGCTCTGCCATTTAAGCTATGTTCCCCAAAATAGATACCGAGTTCGATTTTCTAAGGAGATTGGTTGTCAATAAATAATGACTGAAAATGTAAATACATATCTCTTCTCGGTATCCGATAATACTATTTTACTACATAAAAACGCTCATTCACTTGCAAGTTACTAGCAAATATCTCCCAAAAACTTACGAAAAACCAGTAACTCACCACCACGGTAATTCTCAGCGAACTCAATCACTCCACGCTCGAGCATACGATAAAACTCGCTTTCAGAATACCCTAAATCGGTATAGATAGCTTTATCTTGCTTAATGTGCCACTTGCAATACTTCTCAATCAGTATCTGCCTGATGTACGGGTCTATAACTCTGTTAATCGCTTTGGTGATTTCTTCTAACTCATCGCACGCAGCAACTCTATTCGTGACCTGTATTTCAGTAGCTTTGTTAGTAAATCCACTTGATTTTGGTTCAAAAGAGTACGTGGCAGTCAATTTTGGTGTGTATTCCTCACCAGCCATTCTGGCGTACCGTCTGTATAATTCTAGCACTTCGTAAGCGTTCTTCTTCGTAAAATACTTATCTATTTCTTTAAATAACCGCACTGCCGTACTCCTTTGTGATATAATAGTATTAGAGTTTTTACATCACAGTCAGTACAAGCGTGCTGGCTTTTTTATTTTTCCCACGGCTGCCGCTGATGGCTATAATACGGATACACCAGCCGAATTTTCCCTCTCGGAGCTAGCACCCTAGGCTCATAAGGCTTGACTTGCTCGTACAGCTCGTCTATTTTATCCAATATGCGTTGTCGCGGTGGTCGTCCGTCTAGCCATTTGTAGACAGATGGAGCCGTCACACCCATCTCGGTCGCAAATTGATCCCTCGTCCATCCTGTCTTTTGTAGGATGTATTTGATTTTATCTGCTGTGGTCATTCCAAGTCCTCCAACGCTACCCATCTGAATTGTGGGTATTTTTTAGCCTCTTCTTGGGTGCATTTGTAGGCATTCTGTTTGACGAACTCGCTAAAATAAGACTGCCTAATTATAAACCGTTCGTCGACATACTCAAAAGTACCCCTTTTACTTGTTAGTAACACGCCTAGTTTTTCGTTAGTCATTTCGTTCAACCTCCGACACATCCAACACATCGCCGACATCCACTTGCTCGTAGTAGTCTTCCGTTACCGAATATGTTTCTGTTCTTTCTTCGCCTTTATAGCTCCCTTTTATCTTTATGTTCCATGTTCTGGGATGGTAAATTGGTACAAGAACTTTGCCAGAATAACCAAAAGTTGTGTATGCTTTTCTTTCATATTTTTCAATAACTTCGCCTTTTTCTAACTTATGGCAGGCGACCAGAAACAGCACAGAAATAAACAGCAAAAATTTTCCTAAATATCTCATTAACTTTACCCCTCCACCAACTCAGGATTCTCATAGATGTTACCGATGATTTCATGCTTACTCATAACAGCTTCAGGATAACCTCCGCCAAGATACAAATTAAACCCTTGAAAAATTCTCTTATCTCCAAAATTTTCTTCAATCTCCTGCGTGCCAAACGAAACAGCAACCTTTCTCCATCCGTTTTCTAGCACCACATCCCCCTCGAAAATCTCCTTGCCGTTTTTATCAAACAGACCTGTGGATTGCATGACTTCTATGTATTCTAATGGTCTAATAGGATTTTCAATAGCTTTAGGTCCAAAAAAGTCAACAGTGACATCTCTGTACACATTTCCCAAAGAATCTAAATATAAAGAATCATCGACAAAGCAACCTTTTTCTCTATACCAAAACCTAAACTTCGGTACTACCATTCTTCTCCTCTTTCTACACGTTCAATCAAACAATCGCCGCAATACCCCGTTTGAAAGATACTGCTATAGTCCGATGTGCCCTCTTTGTACTTGCACCCACATTCTTCGCAGGTCTCAATTTTCGGTATCATTTCCTACCTCCTTCGTAAAATAGCCAACTAGCGCCTAATCCAAACATTATCTTCTGAGCAAGCGTCATCTCGTTGATGATGTTAGGGGCAACCGAATAAAATATCAGTATAAATCCGACAGACCTCAATAATTGTTTCATCACTCCACCTCCGCAGCCATACTTTGCCAAAAATCAGCTTTTGCCAAACAATAATTTTTGTATCCAGCGGCAATTTCGTCCGAGAGTAAAAAATCAGTTGTAACAGCGTTGTCGCATTTTTTGCAGGAGCCGTAGATATGGCTAATTTCGACAAAATCTCTACAATAATGACAAACGTATACTTTAATCATCGCCCACCTCTTTCGCAAACTGCCACGCCCACTCAAAATCCTGTTTGATTTCGGATTCGGTGAGTTGGGCATGAGGTTGGTTTTTCCAATTTTGACTAACATGGAGAAACCAGTTGTTCAAAAAGATTTTTCCTCCTTCGTCTCGCGATAGATAGATTATCGGTTCGGTAGTTCTGTTAGGATTCGGTATCTCCACCGTATACAACTTCTCCTGCTCAATCTCGTAGCCGTCGTACCAAGCAACGACAAAGTCACGTTGGTTATCTAATATCCAATCATTCACTGCAGATGGGATTATTCGCTCATTTTCTGCTGCGTTCAAAACTTTTAACAAGGTGTGTGCGTGTCGATATTCTTTTAACCACTCCGCCACTTCCTTCGGCACCACAACCTTCTGCGGTTCGTCGATTTGGTCTATAACTTGCATAACATCGGCAAGTTTTAAATCATCAGGTCTAGTGTTCATTTTAGCGAACGCTATATTATGTAATTTTTGTTTCGCTTCCTGTTTATTCATCTGTTTCCTCCAATTTTCTCGCTATCGCCTCAATCACATTAACCGTGACTGAGTTGCCAGCTTGCTTGTACAACTGGCTATTACTGTTTACTGCCTGGGCTCTGTCAAATGCCCAATCTGGAAAACCTTGCAACCTCCAACACTCACGAGGAGTCAGTTTACGGATGCGAAAACTTGGTGTCACAATACCCTGCTCTTCGCCTGTCAAAAGCGTATTAGCTACCTGTTTTCCAACCCGACCTCTCCGTGTGGAAGAATTGGGATGTGACAGATTGACTGAATCACCGACCGTGGCTTCTGAATAACCTTTGGTAGTCGCCTCTTTGATAGCTAACAAGTTATTTTCTTGCCAGCTAGTGCTAGTCAATGTAGGTGCTGTATCATGCTCACCGCCCTGATTGTAGCCATGCCCACGTTGAATAATTTTCGGCTCTAACCCTCCGCCTTGCATGGTTCGGATGGTTGGAGCGATTCCCTCTGGGTCGTATACACAACCGCTTTGATTAAAATTTGGTTGCATCACACCAATTATTTTGATCCCCTCACCCTTGTTTGTTGTCAGAGTTGGGGCCAGACCGTCCGAATCAAATACCTCTCCATTCATTCCATTGCCGGATGGATTGATATTCCCTACTCTTCTTGGTTTGTAAGTACTAGCTTCCTCGTCATCTCCTCCGAAAGGAAAAACCGCTCGTCCACCTTCTTCTCTAAGATGTCCGATAATAAACACCCGCTCTCTGTTTTGGGGGACTCCAAAATTCTTGCTGTTGAACACTTGCCATTCCGCGTCATACCCCAGTTCATCCAACGCTCTGAGGATGGTCTCGAATGTATTTCCGTTGTCGTGGTTGAGGAGTCCTGTGACGTTTTCAAGGAATAAATATTTAGGTCTGAGAATAGATGCGAACCTAGCAATCTCAAAGAACAAAGTCCCTCTAGTATCCTCAAATCCTGCCCGCTTTCCAGCAATACTGAAAGCCTGGCACGGAAATCCTCCACAGATAACATCCACACGTCCGATTCCTCGAATAGACTCATCTGTGACTCTTGTAATGTCATGAAATTCAAACTCTCCTTCCGTATCATGTATCGCTTTGTAGCTCTTTCTGGCAAATGGGTCAATCTCGCAAAAGCCAACACATTCATGTCCGGCTCGTTCCATACCTAGTCGAAATCCACCGATGCCAGCGAATAGGTCTAGGAATTTCAAGATATATCCTCCACTTTCCCACATTTTAGGCATTGACGTTTAGGAGAAATTTTTCCAGTATTCAACGCGATAAAGCGCGGTAATTCCTTCCAAGAATGCTTGCAAAGCAATTGTTTTATATCATTTATTAATTTCATCGATTTCCTCCAAAAAATCATATATCGTCATCTGCTCCACCTTTTCAAAATTATATACGCTGGCGACTTGTAAAAGTGTATCGTTGATACCTTAACGCCAAACTTATCTGCCAACTCCTTTGCTGTTCCGATTGCTAGTAGCTCGTCGCCTTTGTAGAGAGCGTACTCTTTTTCATGAGCTACCATATTCTTAAAAATTAGCGACTGCCATTGTGTGAGTTTGGCTAAATACGGGCAGTCGCTATCGTCCAACTGTCAACCGATTGTTTCCAATTGACACGCTTTCTAGGTTGCAGTTTTACAAGGATACCCAGCTTGTTAAAATGCATTTTTTAAAATATCCCCGCAATCAAATCATCCAGATTGATTACACGGTCCAGAGTTCGCTTACTGCGACAATAGTCACAATTCCCACAACCTTCCGGCTTGATTTCGCCTGCAATAATACCCGCAACACGCTCAACGTTATTTTCGAAGAATTGCAATCCCTCATCTAAGAAATACTGAGGAATAGTGATTACTGCTTTGTCAGGCACGTCTTCCTTGCTGACAGCTACAACGAACGGAACGAAATTTGGATAGCCCATTTGTCGCAACAATTCCTGATACAGCCCCAGCTGGACATCGTAGCGAAAACCTAAAATGTTAGCGGCAGCTCCATGGATTTTCTTTCGTTCCGCATCGGACCATTCAAGACCGCGGATGGTCTTCATAGTTTTCAAATCCACAAAATAGCCCTCGGTCAAGTTGATACTATCCACCTTGCCCTTGACCTTGATGCCGAAGATTTCGCCTTCTAAAATCATTTCCTTGCGGACATCGTCGCCTGGAGCACCATGGTAAAGTCCCAAGAATTTCTCGTCATCTTTCAGAGCATCTATCATGTTCTGGGCGACTTGGAACTCTTTCTTCAGCTCGCCCTTAGTCGCTCCACGGCTTGAAATCATCCGAGATTTGTTGGCGTCAACAAATTTAGCGTGAGCCTCTTCGGATTCAAAGTAGGTATGGACGTAATTTCCAACAAGCAAAGCCGTGTCGTCACGATTATCCGTCCACTCTTTATCATCAATGGCTTTAGCTTTCGCTTCGCAGTCCATATAAGCCTTAAAGCGAGAATTAGACAACCATTGACGGTCTTGGTAGTAATTCTCTTCAGTTAGTTTAGTCATTGATTTTCACCCATTCTCCTAATTTCTCAACAACAATTCCATGTTGTTCATATAGACCACCTTTGCCACCGAATAATTTAGCAGTCTCTCCATCTGGGAATGTAATTCTGAAATCACCTTGCCATTTAACCACCTTCTTATTCGGTTCTATTTTGTTCTCTGACGCGTTTTTCTGTTCAGAGGTATATTTACCCCCTGATACATTTTCTCGTTGAATTTCGTCAGAATTCGGGCTACTTTGAGCATTTTCGCAAACAGCTCCGTGTTGAGCTAGGAATTCCTGCTCCATTCGGTCCTGCTCTTCTTGCCATTTTCTTGCGTCATTGACAAGTTCTTCGTGGACGGCTAGTGCAGATACCCCTGATTCGAGCATATCAGCATACTTTTTCGGATCTAGTCCCTTGCTTTCTGCAATAGCAGTCATTTCTTCAATTCGTTTAGTCAGTTGTTGCTTGCGCTTAACCTCCTCACGGGTCTTATCTGCCAAGGCTTTATCATCAGCAATTGCCTGCAAGATGTCAGCCAGGCTTGCTCCTTGTTCAAAATTACGTACGTAAGGAGCTGGACCAAAGTCTGCTTTGGCTGCTGCCTCTGTTATTTTTATTAAAGCCGACTCATATTCTTCCTTCTTGGCCACTTCTTCCTCTACCAAGCTGGCAACCATATTGACTGTGGCTTTATTGGGACGAACATTGTCAGCCATGAAGCATGTTTTCTTAGAAAACTCATCAAAATACTTGCTGAACAAACGGATGTCAATGTCTTTTCCTGTGGTTGTAATAGCTTTCCGGAATAGTTCCTCAATGGTTTTGGCGCGTTTAAGTCGTTCCTGCTCTTCAAACGCCTTCACACCTTCGTCAATCGACTTGCCTATTTTGACAATAGGTTCCAACAAGCCGTCCACCCAAGCCTTGACTTCGTCGATAGGCTTGTTGTAATCTGCCAATTTTTCTTTAACAGCTGACTTGACCTTCTTCTGCAGTTTGTTTAACTCAGCTCGGACCTTGGCATCGTCTTCAAACGTTTCTGCCGTGACAGTGTAGTTCTTGTATTTTTCAACGTATCCAGTAAGTGCCTGCTCCAACAAATCCTTGCCCACGATAGTGATTTGGGCTGGTGTGAATTCGAAGTCAAAATCTAATACTGTCGCAGTCGGAACTGGCGCCATACTTTCCAGATTGTCAAATAGAGATAGTTCTTCAGACATTAGAACGGTTCCTCCTCATCTAAGATTTCGCCTGTTTCAGCATCAATGACCTGCTCGGTTGTTTCCATTTTGGAAATATCCACTCCTGCTTCTTCAACAGTTTCCGCTTCGGAAATAGTTGCATCTTCTGCAGGTTCTTCAGCGACAGTCTTTCCGGTCATCTTATCCAGGATATCCTGTCCAGCTGATTGAACTGGCTCTGCTTCTTTGATTTGACGGTCGTTGTCATATTCTTCAGCAATTGTATTGTTTATTGCCCCGGCAAATAAATCGCTATCATCGCTAGTATTTACAAAGAATTTAGCTGCTCGATTGATAACTGTCCGCATAGCCATCTGGTCAGGGAAATCAATTTGGACATTTTTTGTCTTGGCTTTTGACCATGATTTATCAATCTGCTTCTTGGTCATGATGGTCAAAAATTTCTCCCCGTCCACACGTTCGATGATGCAATAAGCTCCAGCAATAGGATTGTCAGCATTTTGCCATTCGGTCTTGTGGTTTACCAACACCTTGCGTCCATTTTCATTTTTGATTTCAACTTCATCACCTTCATAAATAACCTCAGCAATAATATCCTTAACATCTTGCAATTGCTTAACGGTTTTCATTGTGCCAAAGTAGGACATTCTAAGTTGTACTTCTGATCCGTACTTGATAAAATAACATTGTTTTTTTGCAGGGCTTAGACCTTGCGTCACCATATCCAACAAAGCGTTGTAAACACTATCTTGGCTACATTGTTGGAGTAGATTGCCACTCGCTGAGTTTTTCAAAGCATAATAGGCAGAACTAAGGGCGTTACTAACACTGTAGTTAGGTGCAATTAATAACCCTTCGCCTTTCATCGCTTCAATTCGGTTAGCCACGTTCGATGTGACTTGCTTCTGCGTTAATTCTGTTGTAGTCATTTTCTTCTCCTTGCTTTTCTTAATAACCCATTTGGCTTCGCCATTTTGCTTCTAATTCTTTAATCATTTGAAGATGACTCATCTTCATGATTCGTCTTTTGTCTTTGTGACTGCCATCCCAAACTTTAACAAGCATGTTATCTTGCAGCCGCTGCTTAAACTTTTTTAAATGTAGTCGCTTCTTCAATGTTTTCTCCCTTTTGTCTTTCTTAAGTTGAATTTCTCACGCTCTAGGCGTCTGTTTTCTCGTTGCAGGGCAAGTATCAAGTCCTGTTGTTCGTTGATAATCTCCCCCAAAACTTCACAGGTTTCTAGCCGTTCTCTGGCCATTTCCCTATTCAATTCATATTGTTCACGATAATAGCTCATAAACTAGTTATCTCCTACATAAATCCAGTGACCGCCTCTGAACACCCATTCATCAGGATCATGTACCTGTCTTGGTTCCTCAGGTTGCAAGAAGTCACGGTCATAATCAAACCATGGGTAAGTACCGTCCATACCGTACCTCCTCGAGTTTTAATCAAACTAGTCCTTAGCCAAAATATCAAGCAACTTCTTGAATGAGTCTTTGACATCCTCAGTATCTTTGACTGGTTCTGCTAGTTCTTGTCCGTCCAAGGTGGTCAAGGTATATTCTGCCTGCACCTTGATTGGCTCAGCGTCGAACATCATTGCCATCGCCAAGTACCGTTCATGGCCCTTGCCGTGATAACGTTCTTCATCAACTTTCAAAGCGTATTCAACATCGCTAGACCAACCTGCCGAATATGCTAGAGCATGTTCGTTGTTTTCGTAACTAGCCAAATAATCACCTTTTTTGTTTCGCAATACGATAAATGTGTTTGTTTGTTTCATGTTCTTTCCTCTTTCGTTTCTAATACTCATAGCCCATGGCTACATTGTCTTTCCATTCATCATAGGCACTATCTTCGTCTTCGTCTATCTCCCAGATGTCAACTGGTGGTTCTGGCGGTGTGTTTAACCATGTATCATAATCAAACATCAGAACTCCACCTTTCCGCCGATTTCAGACCAACTGGCCCACTCATCCAGTTTTTTCTGGATAATATGGTGTTTCTGTTGTAACAACAGCCCTCTGACCTCGTCGCCTATCTGACCATATTTTTCTTCGTGGTCAGCAATCATTTTTAATTTTTCTTGCATCGTCCCTCCTAAAACGGTAATTCTCGTCTGCTTTGCGCATTATCTGGATACTTAAAGATATTGTTCATCGCACCTTTCATAATTCGGCTAACAAGTGAGCGGTCATATACCTTCTGCATCTGCTCCCCTGTCAGGTTGGTGTTGATGATGGTTGTATCACGTTCATCCAAAATCTGATAGAGGATATTCTGCTTCCAGTCATTCGCTTCCTTGGCTTGTCTGCCAAATGTCGATTCCTTACCAAGATCGTCCAGGAAGAGATAGTCGGCTTTTGTGAGCATGTCAATCATCTGCTGGGCACTAGTCCCGTCTTTGTAGCCAAACCCCTCTTGGATTCGTTGAAACATTTTTGGCACGGAGATGAACAACACGCTCTTCGGTTCAGAGATTGACCGCCAATCTATATTTAGCTTCCTAGCGATACTGATAGACAGATGGCTCTTGCCGATACCGGGCTTACCTTGGATAATAGCGTTCCCTTTGCCATGGTGCTTAAAGTAAAATTCATTCAACCTCAGAGCAAACTGTTTCGCTTCTTCCTCGATTCGATTTGTAATTGTGTAGGTCTTGTAAGATGCGTCTTTCAACTCTTTTGGTATCATGCTCTTCTTAGTGAATATGTCGTACGAACTAGCCCATGTCTCGGCTTCCAAGGCTTGCCCTACCTCTCTAATCTGTTGCTCGTTCATCTTCTCCCTGGTGCATTCAGGGCAACAAGTGATATACCGTGGTACTGTTTCATTCTTGACCATGACCTTGTTCTTTGTTCGCCATAGATAGACCTGGTGTTTCAAGCACATCTCATCTATCACATCATGGACTTCTTCGATTTTCATTCAAAATCCTTTCAGTTTTTGGTATAATTCAGTCAATCCACAAAGGAAGGAGGGGATTGAATGAAAGTGATTCCTAAATTACTCGAGATGTACAAAACAGTCGAAGTTGAAATGAAAACTGGTTCTGGATACTTGGTTAAGAGTCAGACTGGAACTTCTGATTTCTACATCGCAAGCGAGCTTTCGGAGTACCACAATCAATACGTAAACGAGTCAATTGTTTATATCAATCAAGATGACATTTCATCTGCTCGTGGTGTCGTCGATACTTTGTTCGTTGATAGCGACGTCTAAGTTATCGACTAATCTCTTTGAAGTGGTGTAAACACCCCAGCCATAGTCCGTTAAAGCTTTATCAACATTCTTTCCAAACAATGATTCAACAGCTGAAACGGATTTTTTTAGTGTCTTAATAATTTCTTGTTCTTTCATTTGCGCCTCTTTCTAGTAGGGTGGTGGGTAGTTTGGGTCTGGCACCCAATCGTTTGATTTTTGTTTATTTGCTTTACTATCGACAAACTGTCTCTGCTCCTCGTCTTGCTGAGCTATTGTTCTAATACCATTCTGTGCCCAATTTTTTAAAATCTTATTGATGTAGCCAAAGTTCCTCTTTGAGTTGTCAGCTCCTCTATCAATTGCCCTCTTGACAAGTTCAGGTTCAAGCTTATCAATATCTAAGTAATCTTTCAGTTTCTCATACTGATAACCATCCAAGGAACCAATTCTTTGTTGATAATAATCGTAAATATTTGTGTCAGTAGCAGTTTTTTCATTATCTACTTCTAACTCTATATTTATATCTATATTTTTCTTTATATCTATATCTCCGTTGCGTTCTGTTGCATCAGTGTTGCATTGCAACGTTTTTTGTAACTCTCGATGCTTGCGAGACCTACGGGTGCTTGCTGTTTCGCTACCTATCAACTCTGGAACTTGTTCAAGTTGAAACTCAAATTTGTCCTTCGTGGTTAGCAATTTTTTATTTGTTAAAAACAACAAGGTCATTCTTACTGCCTCAACATCCTCATCAATCAGCAAAGAAATTTCTTCTGCTAGATCATTCCCTAGATTTTCAAAATAAATCTTTCCACTATCTTGTAGACTAGCCAACATAATTTTTAGATAAATGATCGTATGTTCATCACCGCCTGGCAACCGTCTGAGAAGTTTCATTTCTTTTGAAGTGAAGAAATCTTCTTTCAACTGCAACCAGTAATATCTCTTATTTTGCGTTACTGCCATTTCCCCTCAACTTTCCAACGTTTCTAATCGCTTATCATAAGCACGGATATACCACTCTTTCAGCTCTGCATATAGCTCCTGTGCCATTTCGTATTCCTCTTCGGTCAAGTCTCGGTTATTGGATTTGCCGAAAACATTCAAGACCAGAGAGCGAACAGAATTGTGAATTTGTCCAAATGACAACGTGTGGTAACTGGTTTCATCCATCACTTCGTTATACCGTGGCTTATTGGTATAGATAAAGCCAACAGGGTTGACAGATTTCACTCGCCAATTCTGGCTCAATCTCGCTACGATTTCAGGATATTTCTGGTTAACTTCTAGCAACTCGCTACCCTCAAAAGCTACAGGGCTAAACAATCCTTGTGGTGTGATTGGCTTATGTTCCATGCGTTCCTTGATAAGTGATTCTAGTTCTTCTTCGGTTAATGTGTATGTCTTTACCATTTTGATTGCCTCCTAGTTATAGCGTTTGCCTGCAAGTTGTATATAAGCCCCGTAGCGCTCGTTTTCAAGGGGTCTAGTATATTTACCCTCGGAAACATCTTTTGGCTTGCTATGGAGCTGATAAGTGCCTAAACCAACGCAAAACCATAGATAGAGGTTCAGAGGTGTCAAAATGGCAATCAATATCAATGCTTGTTCGATTGTTAATGTTAGTTCTTCCATAATGTGTCCTTTCGATTTCAAGGTACACAAAAAGCGTACCCTATTTTATCCCTGTATCTTTTAAGGGTTCACAAAATAGAGTACGCATGTTATAATATTTACGTGCCTACTTTGTGGGTGCTGGCTCTGCTACGTTGTTAAAGTTTCTCAGGCTCTCAACGTGGTAGAGTTCTTTTATTTTTCAGACTTTACAAGCTCAATCCCTCGCATGACCACTTCTGTTTTAGTCATGCCTTTTTTATCAGCCAAATCGCTCAAATCTTGGAACTCTTGTTCTGTCATTTTTACTTTTAACTGCTTGTTTTTAGGATTATCGCTTTTAGGTCTTCCTAAAGTTTTCCCCATGGATTTCCTCCTTTCTTATGGGGTACACTATAATTATATAACGGTGTACCCCTAAAGTCAACCCCTAAACCAAACTTTTTTTGCGTACTCTATTTCATTTTCAAAGGACACTGCAATCTAACACGATTGCGGATTAACTAACATTTTTCCAATACTCTTCTAAATCTATCCCACGCTGTACCCGTGCAATTTCAAGCGTTGTTTCCGCCTGTTTCACATTGGCGCGCATACCGATTTCTAATTCTTCTCTGGTTTTAGCCATATATAACCCAAATGGAGCTGTCTTATGACTACCTACTGGATGCCCTTTCTTCTTCAAAGTTTCCAGTACATTCTGTAAAGTCCGTCTGCCTAACTTTGTTCGTTCCTGCACTTTTTCAAACTTGATAGGTTTGTCAAAGCGATACGGTAAGATAATATTCAACACATTCGCTTCAACTGTTGTCAATTCTGTCATATTCCAAAATCCTTTCTACGTCGTTCAAATGCTCTATATCTCTTGTCTTCCGATAGTTCTCAAATGATTTCAGCAAGAGTTCTATTTTCGATTCTTTCGTCATTCTGCGCTCTCCAATTCACGTTTCAACCGTGCAACCTCATCCCTCAACCGCTGATTTTCGATACGGTATTCGTTCCGTTGTTCAGCGATTTCACGGACCATGTCATGCAATAGTTGGTTTTCCTGTTCTAGTGTGTAAAGCGGACGAGGGATAGCAGGTTTTTCTTGTTTGAAAAAATTAGCCAACCATTTCTGCATATCTTTTCCACTCCTTATCCACTTGCTGAGCGTTCTGTTTTAGCCCATTACGAGCTTTTTCAATGTCACAGGTGCTCTGATACCCCATGCCTGCTTTAAAGCCGTACAGGTAATCTCTGCGACGAATTTCTTCAAATTCCTTGTACTTCCTCTCCTTCTCAATCTTCCGCTGTTCCACAATCGCACCCACCAAAACAGGCACTGCGAAAATTGATAATGTTAAAATTGCTTCTGTCATAAATTATTTCCTCGTTTCAGACCTTGTCCAGATTGGTCTTTTAGTCTTTTTCGCTAAGCCAAATTTTAATAGCTCTTTTCTTCCATTTGGTCCCCTCTTGTTCTTTAGGGAAATTCGGTAATTTTCTGTATTTATCAAAGACGGTCCCGTCTACCTTTAGAAATCTGATGCAATCCTTTCGGTTCATCATTTCTGGGAAACCATCGTCGTTGTCCTTTTCTAGTAAAATCTCGTTTACAACGTCTCTTATTATCGATTTTATCCAGTCGGATAAGTCAACAAATATCTTGTCCATAATAAGCCTCCTATGTTATAATTTTGTTAGAAATTTTTGTAAGCTCCTGACCTTTGTCATGGGGCTATTTTTATTAGCTTTTTGCTAATTCGTCCAGACTCACACCAAGAGCCTTGGCGATTTTTTTTACTGTTTCAAAATGCAAATCTTTGACCTTTCCGTCACGAAGTCGATAAAGCATTGCTGGATCAAGTCCTGCATTCAATGCTAGCCTATAAACCGAAAAATTTTTTTCAGCCAAAATTCGTTCGATATTTTTCCACAACATATTGTTTTACTCCTTACCAATATTTATATAATTAGTTTTTATGCTTATATAGGTTTATACACTACATATAGTGTCTATTTTTGTTTGTGTACACTATATGTTGACAATCTTGCTTTTTTATACTATAATAAACCCATGACAATCAGGTAAACAAATCCAACTTTAACTACCAAATCTAGTGATTTCCTCCTGTGCGTCAAATATTAAGGAAAGGAGGATAAGTTATGGCAAAAAACGGTGCCAAAGGCGGCGGTCGCCATGGAGCAGTCAAAGGTCGTTCTCAGTCGTATAACCCAAAAACAGGACTATATACCAAACGAAATACTTCAACTGGTAAATTCATGGATGTAAAAACCACCGGTGGTAAATTCAAAGGAGTTACTTCGGAAAAATAAGTAACTGACTATTTTCAGCCAGTACCTGGTGCAGAATGATAGAAAATCGCGTTACTAGATCTTCATCCTGTTCTTTGTATCCAGCTTCTTGCAACATGGCATGTGTTAATTCGTGGATTAGCACTTGCCTTTTTCTTTCCTCCGAAAGACTTTCACGGATGTATATCACTTGTCTCTCATAATCGCAGTACCCCCACAGATTCCGTTCGTCATCATATGCTTTGAAATGCTCTTGGATGATGATTGAATAAGGGATACCGCAAACCTTAACTTCCATCCCCTCCTCCTTTCTAGTTTGTTAGTTGGGTAGTTTTATGGACCTACCGAATCTTAAAATCTTCAATCACACGAGCAATGAAACGATTTGCTTGTGGATTTTTTAGTTTACCGTTCAAAATATTAGTGACATCCTGACGCACCATTCCATACTGGACAGCAAGTGTTGTCATGGTGATGTTATTCTCATCTAGGTAGTCTAAGATTTTTTGGCGTCCACTATTCGTATCTGGCATGATTTTTCCTCGCTTTCTATAAAAATGTAAGCAAAAGAGTTAGAAAATTTTATATAAATTCTTGACAAACTCTAGAATAAAGTCTATAATCAAGGCATAATAAAAACAACGTTTAGAACACTTCTAATCATTTATAAATACAGTTTGGCGACCGTGTTATTTAATTTTTTAGAATGTTTTTGACTTCGTTTTTTTCTAACTCAATCATCTTACAAAAACTATTCTATACTTTTTTCTAGAATAAGTCAATACTTTTTTCTAGATTTTTGGAATATTTTTTGTCAATCTCTTAGAAAGGTTGATTTAACAATGTTTTCAACACTAGAAAAAATAAAAGAACTTGCTAAAAAGAGGGGGATTTCATTAGCAAAGTTAGAAGAAAATCTAGGATATAGTACAAATTATTTCTATACTTTAAAAACAAAAGCTCCCAACGCCGAACGATTGGCTGAAATAGCTAATTACTTCAACGTATCTACTGATTACTTATTAGGTAGGACAGATAATCCTCGGATTGCATCCGATGAAAGTCTGTCAGAAATAGATCTAAAAAAAGATGCAGCAGAAAGTTTCTTTTATGATGGACACGAACTCAATGAAGAAGATTTGGATTTAATTGCATCTATCCTAGAAACTCGCATTAAAAATAGAAAATAAGGAGTTTTGCCTATGATGACACCAGAATCAGTATGCGCTGAACGTGGTATTGATTTGGTCTATTTTGACGGTAGGGATACAGATAATAAGGGTATCTATAACAAAAAGCACAACTTGATTGCAGTCGATACATATCTTGATGAAATCGAAAAAAAGAAAACCGTCTACCATGAAATTGGACATCAAAGTCATGACCCGTCCCAATACGACCGCAGACGTGAACAATATGAATTACAAGCGGATAGGAATATGATTCATTACCTGGTCAAAGAAGAATTGGCCTTGATGGACGATGTCAGAGAATTTAATTACGTTCGCTTTATGGAAAAATACGACTTAAAAACCACAGTTAATGAAACTATGGTGATTGAGGAGTATAATGTTTTGGTTGGATAAAAGAAAAAAAGAATATGGTGAGCATCCCAATCACAGCAGACACCTACTTCCGAACTATTGGCGAGGTTGTAGATGTGTATAGGGAGAAGTGAAAAAATAATTTATAAACAAATAGGAGAAACATAAATGAAAAAAATTATCAAAGCTACAGGTACAGATGTTGTTATCTTCGACGACCAAACAGAAGAATATTTGAAATTAATTCCAGCTGATTTTAATTTTGTTCCACAAGTTGGAGATGTCGTGGAGGTTCATAAACTTGAAAATGAATACATTATCAATAAAGTTGAATCCAAGGAAAAATCGGATGATAAAATAAATATAAACATCGTAAACGAAAATAATAGCACAAATAGTAGCCAGAATGTAAATACTGCCATCGCTTCGGCTTCTACTACTAACTTGGACTACTCACCTGGTAAGCGTGTCAATAAATTGGTGTATGTACTTCTTGCTTTCTTCTTTGGAGCTTTTGGTGCACACCAATTCTATGCTGGGAAATCCAGCAAAGGTTTTTTGTATCTAGCACTATCTTTGATAGGTGTTTCAATTATCCTTGGTTGGATAGATGGCTTTGTTGCTATCTTTAAAACAGCTGACGCAAACGGAAATATCTTGGTGTAAAAAGAAAACGACAATAACAAAAAACCCCCACACTTCCAACCGACCAAAGCGAAAGTGCAGGGTAGTCCAATATGCAAAGACCAGCTATTCAGCCGGACCTTTTGCGTACTCTAATTATATCACTTTAAGGAGGTGATGCCAATATCCTTTCGAAAAACCTTGTCCAGATTGGTCTTACAGAAAGGAAAAGAGAATGAAATATACAAAAACAAAATACCCAAATATTTTTACGTACGAAACCCAAAAAGGATTGCGTTACTATGTCCGTAGAGGATACTTTGTTAATGGCAACAAGAAAGAATTTAACAAGAGCGGACTACGAAGCTTGAAGGACGCCCAGAGGATTCTAAGGGATGTTGAAGAAAGAATTTATCATGATGAAATGGATGTCAACCTAGAACTGACTTTAAATGAGTACTGGGAAATCTACTCAGCAAAGAAAGAAAAAACAGGTCAATGGAATGATACATCCATCTACACTAACGCAGGCATTTATCGTACCATGATAAAAGATAAGTGGGGAAACCTCCCGCTTAAAAAAATAAATCGCAACGATTATGAAGAACATCTGGCAGAAATGCTTGGCCAGTACCGCAGAAATAGTGTGCTTACCAGTAATCGACTTTTGAATTCCATTTTAAATGATGCTGTCAAAAATGGAAATCTTAGACAAAATAAATTGTCTGGTATTTATCTTGGGGAATCAGAATTAGAACCTCTTAACAAAGAGTTAAAAATCGATGATTTTCAAACGTGGATAAAAACTGCAGAAGAATTACTATCGACCACACATTTTGCATTTGTCTACCTGACTATTTTTGGACTTAGACGCGGGGAAGTCTGTGGTATCAGGTTCATGGACGTTACTTTCGATTCGAATAATCGAGCAGTCTTAAATATAAGAGACTCGCGTTCCAACAGAACAAAAGATGGCGCCGGAAGAACAAAAACAGAAAGTTCTGTGCGTTACGTCGTTTTAAATGACAGAGGCAGTGAGCTTTTGTTACAGATCATGGAAACAGCAAAACAAGTCAAAAAGAAAGCAGACGTCATTGTTGAGCAGGAAAAGGATTACCTGAGCATCCGAATAAAGAATAATAAATACTATTTGGAAAGACCTGCTTTTTTAAACAAAATTTTTAAACGAGTAAGTGAGGAGTGTGGTATCTATATCACTCCACACATTATGCGTCACTTCTTTACCACTCAATCCCTTATTGCTGGAGCCAGACCAGAAGATGTCATGCACTTCCTGGGACATGCAAGCCTTCAAACAACCAAACAATATACTCACATCAAAGAAGAACGAGCACATAATGTTACCGATCTATTTGACAAGAAAGTTCTATAA